ACTGTCTTCTATTCTGTCGAATTTTTCAAACATAGTCTTATCATTTTCTTCTAATCGCGTTAAACGCCAATCTTGTTCGTGTCGTTTGGTAAAGCCAAACATTACGCCACCTACTTTGCGTTAAATTAAAAAGCCACAAGCATTACACCTGTGACTTTTCATCTTTTGTTTCTGGATATTTTTCTCCAGTGATCAATGCATATTCTTCTTTGTCGATTACACCCATGTCTACGTACCACTTAATTTGGTCATTTTTATAGCAACCCCACACATAAAAAGTTTTAATGTCCTTGAAAGTTGGATAAATCATCTTAATTTTCTCCATTTAAACGTCCTCCTCTGTATTTGTTTTACCAGCTTTTAGTTCAGTCAACTGTTGTGTTAACATAGCGTTTTGTTGCTTTAATTCCATCGCCAAAATGTTTACTTGCGTCACCTGCATTTGCATACTTGCAACCATTCCGCGAAGTTCTTCATCACTCAAATCTGATTCACTTTGTTGGTTTGATGCATTCGGTACGTCTTCTTTTTCGAAATTGCTATTGTATTTAATTTCGCCGTTAGTGAAAACAAACTTTCTAGGTTCGAACTCTTCTTTAAATTTAATAGGCACATTGTTATCATCTACATCTAAACTATTGCGTAAACCGCCAGTATTAACGTATCCGATAACCTCGTTTTTATCGTTTACTGTGATTTTCATTATTTCCACCCCATAATTTTAGTTATAGTTACTTTGTTTGCATTAGCACCAGAACCTGATGTTTTGCCTAAATCGAAATACACATCATTATCGATTCTTAAAGTTGTGCTACTTGTTTTGGATAGTAAGCACTCATAAATACCGCCACCGTTACCGTCTGAATCAACTACATTCGCTTTACTTAATTGAATTGCGTTAGGTAATGCGGTTAGTCCGAATCCCTCAATAACACCACCTGGATAAGTTCCACTTACCAACAAAATAGAATAGTTTGTGTATGGTTCGGTTAGATTGATTGTTGTACCTACACCATTTGCGCCACCGTCGAACAATACCGTTGATTTATGTTCATTAGGAACTGTCCACTGTGGCTCAAGTCTGCCGTTTGTGATTGATCGTGTGTAAATCTTTTTAGAGTTATAAGGCGTGAAGTTAAATAGCTTGTTTGTATCGTCTTTAACGAATACTGATAAATAACCCTCATAACTTTCAACACTACCTGGTAAATCCGGCACACTTGTTACGTAATAATTTCCAGCCCCCAATGCTTCTAAATTGCCTTTGGCGTTATATAAATTCTTTTGAATTGATTGACCATTATGTTCTGTTAATTTATGTTGTTGCCAGCTCGTTGTTCCGAATTTATCATCTACATACTGTTTAGCTTGATTCAGTGTGTTGTTAGATGTTTCTTCAACAAATTGCTTAGTTAAGTTTCCATCATTCTTTTTATAAAACGGGTACCATGTGCCGTAGATTTTGTATTTTGTGTACTCATCGTTTGAATCATCTGGGTACCATGTTGCACGAGCAGTATTATTATCAACAACATAAACAACTAACACACCAGATTTGCTTGATGTATAAGTTGATTCATCGAACGAAGAACCGTCATCAACACCATCTTGTCCAGGCTTCTCTAACGTGCCTATATCCGTCTTTTCTGGCGCATCTGTTGCGTTAGTAATATGAATAATCCTAGATGTGTTAACTGTGCTTAAAACGCTATCTATGGACTGCTCAGACGATTCAATTGCTTTACCGTAATCATCAGTAAGTTTAGACTTTTGCCAATTTGTTGTTGAATTACCTTTAACAAGGTCAGCGCCATTGATTTGTTGTTCAACTTCGTTAACACGTTCAAAAATCGCTTGCTCTTTTTCAACTATTTTATCGACTTCAGCTGTAACAGCTTGTGTTGCACTAGTTTGCGTCGCAGTAATAGCTTGTATAGCTTCGTTTTGCTTGATTTCGATTTGTTGAATGCCTTTTGTCGCACTATCATTCACTTTTGCTATTAACGTTTGTGTATCAGCCATATTTTGCTTTAATTGGTTAAAGTCTTTACCGACAGCTTCGATAGTATCTTGAATAGATTTGATATAAACAAGCTTTGTTATACCATCAAACCCACTAACTAAATCATTTTCAATATTGAAGCTAAATTGACGTTCAACAACAACATTATTACTCCCGTTTTGTGTAAAGAATGCCTGAGCATGCACCTTGCCTGAATGTTTTAAAAATTCATTCGGTATCACATACTGCAAACGCCCATTAATTGCGTCTACTATCGTTAATTCGTCTGTAATATAAGCGCCTCTATCTACGTTATAATCATCGGTTTTTAACACGATAGATGTTTTAACATGTTCAGAACTTATAGATAACGGTCTGTTATTCTTAGTTACTGCAAAATTTAAAACACCAGTTCCTCTATCTGATTCATAGAAACTGATGTTTGTGTCAATAATTGGATTATATTGTGATGTTGTTTGTAACTCGATTAAGTTATCATCTTTCGAAAAATTATCTACTACCATTATTCAACCACCTTTCCCTCGAATAAACTCCATTTACCAACGCCACCAGTACCAAAGTTTCTAACTAAAAATTGATGTGCAGACGGGAAGTTATTACGTCTTAATACTTGTGTTGTGTTACCTGGTGTATTCGATTTTACTTCTAATATCCAACCTGCAATACCTTTAAAGTCTTTAGGAAAATCAGTAAATCGTTTTGATTCTTCAGTAGTGATATAGAAATCTAAACCAACGATTTTTAAATCTGATAATTTTGTAATACTCTTAGGGATATGTTCCCAATAACCGGCGTTTTGCGGACAGAAATTCCATGCTCCGTTGTTTTTCTTATTGAAAATGTCAATGACACGTTCGAATTTAAGCATATTTCTACCTGTGCTATTTCTGGTAAGTACTTGTCTTAGAGCACCATTATAGTGTCCAGGCAGTACATCAAAGAACCAACCTGCATCTCTAAACGCTTTCGGTAACGGGAAATCTAATGCATTTTGTGTGTCTTGCGTATAGATATAGTAATGACCAACTTCCGTAATATCACTTAGATATGCTGGGTTCTGTATTGGTAACGGTTTAACACGTCCGCCTGAATCAGTCATTGATACTTGAGGTGCGATGTTTTTCAAGAATTGGTTTACACCTCTTTGACCAATAGAATAAATTGAATGATGTCTGTTGTTACCAGGTCCAATAGTTACCCCGATTAAAAGTGCTTTACGTCCTGTTTCTAGATCGTAATACATATCTAGACCCTCAGCCTCTTGGAAATCTCCTTTAAAGTTGTTATTCACACCGCCTATATCGATACGACGTTTAAATAACAATTCTTTCGTTTTGATATCGAAGCCTTGTAAGTAATTAGGGTTAGCTGGATTTGAATCGCCAGTGTACCAATATAAGATACCTGCATCATAAGTGATACCTTGCATAGGTTGTGTATCTGAAGTGTATTCCATAGGTATATCCATTTGATACAATACTTTGTCTATACCTTTATCAATATCGTCAGCACTTCTAACCTCAACAAAGTTCAACGAATTCTTAAGTTGTCTTTCAGTGGGTTTATATTCACGTCTAAAAATCATTAAATTTTCTACCGGATTATAAATCGCTGACGTATATCTGTCGTTAAATATATTCGGCATGACATCTTGCATTTCATTACCATAAGTTATTTCTCCAGTTCTATATTGGAAACGTACAAACTTGTTGTTTTTGTTACTGTCCAATACAGCTGAATAAATCCACAACTCATTGCCGATATATCTATAGGCGTTGTGTGTGCCGTGTCCGCCATTTTTAACTAGCAGTCTATCAATAAATTGTCCGTTAGGCTTCAATCTAGATAACATGTAATGATTGCCTGGACGCGCTTGTGTCATGTAAATAATTTTTGTTCTAGGGTCTACCCAAAATGATTGCATTACTGCGTTAGTATATGGCGATAAATCTGTGATGAATTCCGGTTCTTGCTCTTTTGGTTCGAATCGGTATTCTGTCGCTCGATATTCTTTATAGTGTTCATCTACAGCTTTCTCAACCTTTTTAGTGAAAGCATCTAGTGTTGAATAATCATGATACAAACGATCTTGCAATGTCTTATGATCATAACCAGTATTATCAACACGCGCGTCTTTTACTTCGTTGATACCGTCGCCGTTATGACCTAGTACCATATTGCTGAAACGGCCGTTTAGATACGTTAAAAAATCAGAGACGCTACTTGTGACATTTAAATGCTCATACTTTATTTGCTCTCCATTATGTGCAAATACCTCTTTATTTCTATGGTATTCAAGAGAGAAATTAAAATCCGTCAGCATGTCTGAAATAAGTTTAAAGTTATACTCATTTTCATCTACATATCTGTAGTCAAAGACTCTACTTAAGTCTGTAATTAATTTGTTATCCATGTCTTCCTCCTTTTCTATCCGTAAAACTGGTAATAATTTTTAATAAGTTCGTACATAATAACTTCATGACCCCTCTCGTTCGGATGCAATCCGTCTGGCATACTTGATTTTCTGAACGCTGGATTATATGGCTTAAAATAATCTGTATGATAGGCATCATATACTGGTACATCCAATTCACTACAAGCCAATATCTGAGCGTTGACATAATCCTCTAAAGTTAACCCTAGTTTGTTTTTATCCGTATCTTTACGACGTATCGTTGTACCACTCATAGGGCATTGCCTAGTAGCTGTCATTACAAGTATTTTTGAAGCTGGATTATTTTTCCTGATAACTTCAATTGCAGAACAAAAGGCGCCGTAAAACGTTTTAGTGTCGGTTTTATCAGTGCCTATCGGTACGCCTGCCCAATAACCATGTAACCAATCATCATCTGTACCTTGTAATATGATTAGGTCTCCTCTTATTTGCTCTGCTTGTCTATAAATGCTATTTTCAACGTTGTTTGTATCTGTAACAGTTGCCATAGTTGCGCCACCTCTTGCAAGGTTGGTCGTTTTAGCTTTTAACTTCTTGCCTAACATTTCAGTAAAATTTGTTTTCGCATGTGATCCTCTAGCTACAGAATCGCCAATCGTTCCAATCGTTTTTACATCTTTAATGTTTGATTTATCTATAAAATCGTGAACGATAGTGCCATCTGATGTAGTTACAGTCTTAGAACTCACTTTCTGTTGTTTGTCTTCAATTAGATCAGTTCTACTCATCAAATCGAGTGTTGATTTAGCTATCGATGCAACTTTAGATTTTAAGTTTTCTGCCGCTTTACTAGGATTAGAAAGGTTAACATCGTTTAATCCAGAAACATAATTAGCAGCAGTATTTACTTTCTTCATATATCGTTGTTCTCGATTAAACTCACCAAGCGTTACATCTTGCTTAACAATTACATTGTTTATACCCCTAATCGTTTTAACTTGTACTATACGGACTAAATCATTCAAACCTAGTTTGGTAGATTTTATTTGTACTATGTCTCCGGGTTGTGGGTCTGCTTCTGGATATGATTCTCTTAAGACCAAAAAATCTAAAGACAAAGATTGTTTTAACGACTTTTTCAATCTCGATTGTAATTCTTTATCCATAGTTTCTTGGTCAGTCACTTTACCATCTTTAAATGGTTCTGCGTGGATGTCGCCGTATATTTCAGCTAATGCACTTCTAGCTTCCATTACGAGCCCAGCGTGTTCGAATGTTTCTTCTCCTGAATAATTACCATATCCTCTAATGAAGGTGGCGAAATCACTTGCATCTTCCTCGAGTTTTATAGCGTTGGCGTTGACTTCGTCAGAAATAAAATAAGACGCTTTTTGATTTGCAAAAGGCGTCAATACAAACTTATATCTGTCTTTCTTTTTGTCATACGTTATTTTATATTCTAAACCGAAATGTTCTAATCCCTTTTTAAACATTTCTAACCTTGTATCGCCTTCACCACCATTTTCAAACTTCGAAGACTTAACCTTACCTTCGACTTCAAAAAGCATTCCAGTACCTTGAAACACAATGTTAAAATATCTTTCTACTGTAAAAGATCCTGTTACATTAACATAAATCCTATCAATCATTAACTTGTCTATAGGAATCTCTCTAGCAGTACATTCAACAAGTTGTCTGTCGCCTTCTGATTTCCTATCAATGACAGTTATTACATATTCTTTCTTGTCGTTTTCACCTTCGACATGACTAACAATCCATCTTTTCCCTATAGCGTTAATAACTTCATAAGTATATTTGTTTTCTAGAATATCAAAAGTTAATACACCGTCAGCGTTAACTTTTTTTACTAAAGTTGTTTCTACTGGTACAGGTGCGCCATTACCTTTAGGTGGTTTAATAGTTATTGTCATTCTGACACCTACTTATAATAAAATTTCAAATCAAACTGAACTTTTTGTACCGTTTGATTAAACTCAAATTTATTAGCTCCGTATTTAAATTTTGGTTGGGCTATATTCGTTTCGGTACTTATTTCAACACCGTTTTTATAAACTCGGAAGCTATCATAAACAATTCTGTCTCCAGCTTTTAGTTTGATCCCTTCGATTTTCATTATTTCAGCATGCGTTAAATTCCATACAAACGATTCTGTATCTTCGCCTAAAATAATTGTTATCTTTTTATACATGTTGAATTGGTCGTTAGGAGCACTACCATGATAGTAAACTGTACCTTTGCTCAAATTTTCAAATGTATACTTTCTTTTGTCTCCGCCTGCATGCCAATCAATATTAAAATCAAACGACCACAATCCAACCTTTTTGTTTTCTTCTAACTCTAGGCTTGTTCCAATACTTTCACCGTATGGTAATTCTGTAGTTTCGAATTTTAGTTCAAAAGAAACTTTATTACCTTTTTGTTTAGGGTTTATAACTCCGTTAAAAATAACTTTATACTGTTTACCATTTACATAAATTTGTTGATCGTGTCTTGAATATTCGTAATCCGGGAAGTTGTTTTTATCTAATTTCACGTAATCATCAGAAGTAGGATGAGTAAACCTGTAATTCAACTCTTCTTTTCTTCTTATTTCTCGTAAATACATAGGTTCTATGTCTGTCGTTAACGAATACAACATATCTCGCATATAAGCAATGTCTGAACGATTTTTAACTTTACAAAAACAAGGAACAACTATATCTCTACTGATATAATTGCTCCCCATTAATATACGACCGTTCATATTTTCTTTGTCTTGATACTTTGTGTTGATTTGCATGCTATCAATTACTATATCGTTAACGATAAACCCGTATTCACTTAATTTGATTACAGTACCATCTTTTTTTGTTAATTCTATGTCCATTTGTAACCTCCTTTATAAGTAATACTCAGAATTGCGTTTAGCATTTCTGCCGTTAACAATACTAGTAAGCGCATCGTTATTGACATCGAATTCAACTTTAACAGTTTTCATGTTCGGTGATGTTTCAATAGAATGTGTGTGTTGTACTTGCGCATTTATATTTCCACCTAAATTACTTAAGTTTCCTGTAATACTAGAAATGTCAGGTGCGTTTAATGTAGGTTGAAATGCATCAACTACTTTATCTGCAACATTAGAAACATTACGGATAACTTTACTTGAATGATTATCTATACCTTTAACGAAACCTAGCATTGAATACATACCAACATCCATGAATTCACGTGAAGGTGAGTGAATACCCAAAGCACTTTTAGCTGCATCTAAAGCTTTCTTAGCAACATTTTTAGCTGCATCTACTAATTGACCAGCCATTTGTCCAATACCTCTAATTAAACCACGGATCATATCAGCACCTGCAGACACAAAATCTCCTATAAAGCTTTTTATTTTATTTACTGCATTTGTCATACCTTGACTAACTTTGTTTACAACATTAACGAATCCTTGAATAACTCTATTAACAAAGTTAATTAGCGTACTTGTTATAGTAGATACCCATTGCATACCTTTAGTGACAATGAAGTTCCAAGCTTGAGACATTTTGTCTGATATAGTTGAAACAACTTGTGTGAATATGCTTACAACTTTATTCCAAATTGTCGTTAATATACCAGATAAGAAACTCCAAATCGTATTCCATATATTAGAAATAAAACTCCATGCCGCTTGTAACGCAGTAGATATAGCTGTAGTGATAGCGTTCCAAACCTTAGTTGCCACAGTAACTATAGTGTTCCACAACGTTTGTAAGAACGTCCAAATAGCGTTCCAAATTGTCATTGCGATAGTCATAATTGTTGTAAACACAGTAGTTATTACAGTGACTAACAAATTCCAAATCGTAGTAGCGATTGTAATTATCGTGTTCCAGATTGTACTTAAGAATGTCCAAATAGCTGTCCATATCGTCATAACTATTGTCATTATCGTCGTGAAAACAGTTGTGATGATTGTAACTAAAAGGTTCCATACTGTTGTTGCAATAGCGATAATTCCATTCCATAACCCTTGTAAATAAGCGACTATTTGATTCCAAATAATCATTATAAAATTGTATACATTAGTTACTGCTGTAGTGATAGCTTTTAAAATAGCATTCCATACAACCGAAGCTACAGTTTTCAACACATTCCAAACTGTAACCATAAACGTTTTTATCGCATTCCAAGCATTTATAATAAAGTTTCTGAATCCTTCATTTTTATTCCACAATAAAACGAATATAGCTATTAATGCAGCGATTACACCAATAACTATTGTTATTGGACCACCTAAAATACCAAACACAGTTACTAGTCCTGTGATAGCATTTCTAATTAATCCAATCTTACCGAATAACAATTGGAATATAACTGATATAATTTTTAATGGTCCTTTTAATAACATGAACGCACCTTTTAAAATTGTTAATCCCGCTCTTAATAAACCGAACTTACTTACTAATGCAATGATTCTACCTATTAATCCGCCACCCATAAAGTTAGATACAGCAAGAATAATCGGTATTAAAAATCTAAATGCACCAACTAAAGTTATAATGACACCAACTAATTGTGCTGTAGCTGGATGCGCCTCAAACAAGTTAGCTATCCAACCAGTTATTGCAACTGCAACGCGTAATACTGCACTAGCTATAGGAGCCATTGCTGTTGCGAATGCAACTAATCCTCTTGCGATGTTTCCAATCAATTGCATTATTAGTGGTCCATTTGTTTGTATATAACTGACAAAGTCTTTAAACCCTTGAGATTGTCCTACTTGTTCAGACCATTCCCTAAACTTAGCTGTCATTTGTTCAAGAGATTGGAATATGCCAGTTGATGATCCGCTGAATGCATTCATCAAATTGTTAATTCCAGCGAAAACATTTTTAAAAATATTACCAATGATAGGTAAATTTGTTTTTGTGTATTCAATAAAACGAGTAATCGAATTTTCTCCAGCTGCACTATTAGCCCAATTAGAGAATGATTGACCTAATCTATCCAACCAATCAGCCGACCATTGAAACAGTGGTGCTAATTGCGTGAACACATTAACTAACCCGTCACCAAAACCTCCTGCAGCACTTAATAGCTTGTTAAATACCGAAACACCCGTTGTATTCATCATGTTGAAGAATCTTGATGCTACACCGCTATTTTGAGCCCATTTAAGTACACTTTGAGACGCCTCTTCCATTCCTCTTGAAATACCACTAAAAAACGGTTGTAAGCTCTGCATTGCAGTTTTAACAGTATTTAAACCATTTGCAAGAGTTGTGAAGATAGCGGATTGATTTTGCTTTATAATATCAGTCCATGCTGACTTTACGCCATCTAAAGCTTTTTTGTATTCGTTTGTTGCTGAGCTAGCTTGTAAAGTGCCATCATTAAGCATCTTTATAGCGCTGATTGCCATTGCGCCAAATGCTACAAAGCCAGCGCCGGCTATTGCTACCGCACCACCTAAAGCAAGTACACCGCCAGTTAACACTTTGATAGCGTTTAATAGCGCAAATACTACAGGTACTACGCTCGCTATTACAGGTATTAAGACACTAAAAGATGATGTAAGTAATCCACCAACCATATTAGAACCTACAGTACCGAACACACGGAACATATTAGCTAAATTCCCCATCTGTCTTTGGAAATTGTCGTTTGCTTTTATTATGTAGGCATAAGCTTTCTTTAAACCATTAGTATCGACATCTACCTTTGTTGTTTTTTTGTTTGGCAATGCGTCTAATGATTTTTTAAACGCATAAATAGTTGGTATAGAAAGCCTTGTATCTACATCAAGTCGAGATCTAGTTTTATTTGGAATACTTTTAAGCTCTTCTTTAGTACGTTTGATTTTAGAATTAGCAACACTGTTGTCTACATCTAAAATAGCTTTGGCTTTAGACCTATTTAAAGCTTCAAGACTAGCTTTAGATACTTTTAACACTCGATTGAATTTACTGTTATCAGCATTGACGTCAATATTGACACGTTTCTTTTCTAGTTCTGATAACTTAGCTTCTGCTTCAGCGATATCTTTAGTTAACTTTTGTTTTTGTAACTTAACTTCTGGTGTAACTTCTTTTGAATCTAATTGATTTAATTCAAAACTTGCTTCTAAAGCTTTTTGTTGTAGATCTTCTATTTTAGCATCTAATTTAGCTTTTACTTTTTTGTTACTAAATGCATCTAAAGACTTTTTAGCAACCTTGATAGTTTTTTGTAATTTTTTATCATTAGCACTTAATTCAACATCTTTAGTCTTATCAGCTGTACGCTTGTATTTTTGTACTGCCTTAACCGCACTATCAATTTGCCTTTTGAATTTGGCTACACTAGCTTCAATAGTCGCTTTAATTTTATATTCCGTCACATTAACACCTCTCTTTCTATTGCTTATTAAATTCTGCTATAACTTTAAAGAATTCATTATTTTGTGGTTCGTATTCATCACGTTCGCTACTAAATCTTATATCTTTACCTTCGTTAAGCCGTTGGATATTTTCTTCATAAGGCAATACGTCGTTTGCGTTGTTAAAAACATATTCCTCTTTAGGTTTATTTTCTGTCCCAACATTTTTAGTAGCTGCAGCATCACGAATAGCAAACGCAAGTTTGTAACGTTCGAATTCTTGGGTTAGCATTTCATACTCTTTCGCATACATTCGATAGTTATATTCTGTTAATGTCATTTGCTCAATAACGTTCAAATCTGTAATACCAAGTGTTGACATACAAGTTATAACGATTCTGTCGTAAGTTATTAGGCTCCCGCTGGTTTCTCTTCCGTTTCCACTACTTCGACTAGGTTTCGGGTCATAGGTCGCTTTCCCAACTCCGTTAAAATATCCGAACCAAATTCTTCTAGTCCAATATTTTCTGCGATTTCATCTAGTGCTTCATCAATGTTATTAATAGTAATTGCTTGTTTTTTCAAGTGAGATGTAGCTGCAATTAAAACTTCGCCAATCACAACAGGATTTCCACTCTCTAAACCTACAGGCAACATTGATACACCTTGACCGATAGAAGCTTGCTCAACTTTTAAACCTAATCGGTTATCGATTTCTCTTAAAAATTTAAAACCAAAACTTAATTCTAATGACTTTCCGTTAATTTCTACATTCATAACTTAAAATCTCCATTCATGATTAATTTAAACAAAATAAATAGGGCTTAACGCCCTATTTTTATACCTCTCCTGGTGTAACCGTTGATGAATCTACCTTAGGTTGTGGAATTGCTGTTAAATCTTCGCCAGTTAACGCATCTGCTTTTGTAGTGTCATGGAATCTGTATCCAGTCGCCTTAAGTTTCTTTGTTACAGCCTCAGGTAGTGTTGCAAATCCACGTTGGAAACGACCATTCACTCCATATTCATATTCATATTCATCAATACCGTTAGCTTCTGCTTTTAATTCAAATTTATTGTGGAAACCTTGGAAATATTTCGCTTTAAATTTAGTAGCATCTCCATTTTTGCCTGGTATTCTACTTTCAACTTCCCAAGCCTCATACAATACGCGATCTACAACTGCATCTTCAATTTCATCTGCAAAATCGTCACCATAAAACATTTTAGCAGTACCAGACATTGTTGATTCAACTGAACCACCAGTGTTATAAGACCCATCCATCGTATCCTCTGTATCTGTATCAGCTTCATGTGATAAGCCGTATTCAGTTAAAAAAAGCATTTTAGTAGCATCTACTTTTTCGCCAGCTTTTCTAAACAAAATAATACGGTCATTACTATTTTTCATATTCGCCATTCAATATTCCTCCGTTTTTTAAAATGTTTTGTAAGATATCGTTATTGATGTGTGTAGCAATTCTTGATTAGTAGTATCATCGACTAACTGTGCGATGTTAGTATCATCTTCTTCAAAGTCATAATCGTTTGTTTTAACGCTAGGTGTTAAATCATCGATACACCTTTTAACAAGTCCGTCATGATGTCCTAAATCATCGCTTACACTCCAAATATCGATAACTAAATTCGTATCGCCAGAATAACTATCAAACGTGTACTTACTTCTATTTGACTCCGGCATTTTTATGACAAAAAAAGGATACGGAATCTCTTGTTGCATCTCTTTACGAGAAATAACAGGGAATCCATATCCTTGTAGCGTTTCATACGCTTTATTATAAAGTTGTAGGTTCGGTGTCATACTTTTATCTCCTATTCAAACAACGCCTTCAATTCTTCTACAGTTGATTTTCTAATCACTTCGTATACCGGCCACATAAAAGGTTCTGCCTCCATGTATCGAGTACCAAATTCTAAGAAACCACTATAAGCTGCATGCGATGTGATAGTGTATTGCAAATCGCCAGTTTTTTTATATCTGATATTGCGTGATAAATTACCAGTCCAATAACCCTTATTCATTACTTTTCTAGCTTTCAATTTAGCTCGTACTACATATTCTTTGGCGTTTTCCTGTAAAATATCATCTACATCATCATCAATATTGTTTTTCATATCGTGAAATTGGTTTAACAGCGCGTCTAATCCGTCTATATTCATCAATTGATCTCTTCGATATAATATGACGTTTCGTGTCTGTATGTCCTTGTATCAACTATCTTGTAGCGAATACCATTAATTAACACGTGGCTAACAGGGGAAGATATGGATTCTTTTATCCTCAGGACACTTACATCGTTTTTTAAATCGCCAAATTCAAGTTGCTTTCTTGCTCTAGAAATAGGATTAATATTGCATGGTATCGCATCATAAGTGATTAGCGTGTTTTCTTTTTTGCTAGTTTTAGGATTGTAAGTTGCTACTTGTTCTAATTGAAAAACAGCTCTATCTTCATATCTCAAAAGAACACAGCCCTTCCTTTTTTAGTTCTCGTTCTAGCATTAAAGTAATTATCAATAATAGCTTCATACTCCTTGAAATCGTTCAATTCATACGCATTGCTACGTCCGTCAACCGCTTCTGATGTCATACCTTCAGCACCAATCCTGTTGTAGCGTTTAACTGCAACTTCTTTAATCATGTAACTAAACCTTTCCGGTATTTGTTCAACTTCAATAGGTAACATTGATAACAACTGGCTTTCACAACTTTTTATAATTTCCTCTAATTGTTCATCTTGCTTTTCATCTTTAAGACCAATACGTTTTTTTACATCAGCTAGCGTAGTCATATAACCACCTACTCTAGTGACTCAAAAGCATTGATAATTTCAGCTTTTGTTTGTTTTTCATCAACTTGTAAGCCAGCAACACTTGCTATTTCGACAAGTTCTTTTTTGGTTAATTTGTCATTTACAATGTAAATCATTTGTTCGTTGCGTTGATTTTCAACACTAGCTAAAGCTTTGATACGTTCATCTGTAGGATCATAACCTTTTCGAGGGTAGACATGCCCTTTCATATAGACATGTCTGTTATCTTCTAAATCTGTAAAATCTACTTTAACAATTCCAATGATTTCGGGCATGTTACCACTCCTAATTATTTATTAAACTTCTCCTGGATTTGAAGATGGTTTTGCATCAGCAGGAACTAACTTAGCAAACGCTTTATCATCAGCGATATGCAATGCTACATGCATAGTTGCACGTAATGCCACCATGTCTTGTTCAAACAAGTTTACAGGTGTTCCATCTTCATTTTTGACTGTAGATAATTGTGCAGTTTCATCGATTTTGTATTCAATTAATTGAGGGATACCGTAAATCAACTTATCGAAATCACCAGTGATTAATTCACCGCGTTTTAAGTTGCTTGATTTAAGGTTAACCACAGGTAGACCGTCTAATGAATCACTGTTACGGTCATAAATACGTTCCTTAGTTTCAGGATCTACAATTTTACGTAACAAGCTTCTGTTTTGTGTTTTTGAGATAAACGCATTTGCTTCTAATTCATCATCTTCAAGTAATGCCTCTAAATCAATAATGTTATCTTGTGTGAAGTCACCTTTAATAACCTTATTAGTTTTTTCAATTGATTGTGCAATTGATTTACCGAATGGATTGTTACCTTGATTCAAAATACCCGCTTCATCAAACTTTTTATAGAAAGCTTCAGCAATCATAGGTTTCATCTCTTCAAAGAATTGTGAATAAGTGTAATTCAAGAATTCTTTTGTTACAGGTAAGATAACCCCTAATTTAAACGCTCTCATTGTAGCATTAACCCAAGTAGCCTTAGACGTTTCAATTTTTTGACCTTCACCTACCCAGTAAGCACCTGGTTTATCAGCCCAAAAAGTAAACTTCTTCTCAGTACCTTCCATTGGTTCGTACTTACCTAATTGCATGATTTTAGATTTTTCCATAACCTCTTGTAAGATAGGTGTTGTAAAGTCGTTTAACAACGTGCCATCTTTCTTTTCGTGCATCATTACATTGTCAGGGTTAAATACTTGTGGTTTAACATTGTTACTTGCAAAATGTTGCAAATTTAATTTTAATTTTTGTGTTTGTTCCATTTAAATGCCTCCGTTAATTTTTAATAATTCTTTTTTGTCTAGCTATTTCAGCTAAGTTTTGCGGTTTATTTTTAGTCGAGTGATTAAATGAATCTCCACCAGTCAATGGCGATTGTCTAGCGTTAATCTTAACCGCTTCATTAACCGCTTTTTTTACTGCATTAGAAAAAGCTTCAACATTCAATTTAGTTTGTTCAGCAGTATCTGTTACAACTAAATTAACAACCTCATCTGATGAATCAACTTCTGCTTCACTTAACATTTTCCTTGCTTCTGAACGCATTTCATTTAATTGTTTTTCTGAGCGTAATTGCTCCAGCTCTTTTTCCATTTGTTCGCGTTCATATTCAGCGATTTGATCTTTGTTCATTTTTGCTAATCGTTTAGCTTCATCAACAGCTTCTTGTTTCTCTTTTTCTTTCTGCTTCATACGACGACTTAATTCTTCTTTAAGACGCTTGTTATATTCTTCTTGTAGTCTTTTTTCGATTTCTTCTTCTGAATTAGTCTTTTTGTCTTGTTTGTCTTTGCCTTCATCATCGTTGTTATCTTTTGATTTTCCATTATCTCCATCTGATTCTTCAGCAAAAAACTGTAATTTGAGTTTTAACTTTTCTTGGATATCCATAGTTTTTACACCTCATTTATTTACTCTTGATTAGTTTTAAGCCATACATGGTTCGGGCTGTAACGCTTGCACCTTTTATTGTCATAAGCATGGTTTGGACATAAAAAAATAGCGAACACAATTAAGTGCTAGCTATTAAAAGAGTGGTTCGTTATATTTCGATTTTTCTTTATCGGCTAATACTGCCGACCTTACACTGTCTAAGTTTGCATCAATAATAACTGTTTCGTTTTGCTTTTGTAACTCTTTACGTATACCTTTTAACTCTCTTGCTATGTCTCTAAGGTATTTGTCAGTATTACTCATATTAGTATCCTCCAAACACTCAATTTACTATCATACAAAGCTAACTTACCTTTAAAAATCTTTACTTTTAAATCAATCACCGCTTTTCACTTTCCCTCCGAAGTATTTTGTTTTTCGTTTCTTGCTTGGTTTTTCCGGCCACATAGATTTAGGTAGTAAAGCGCAATCTGAACGACAATTGATATGCATAGGGTAGAAATTAACACCAATTTTAGCGTCTTTAACTTTGAATATTTCTCCATTAAGCCCTTTGCATACTTTAGTTGTTCTATTATCGATTTTTGCAATATACATATAATATCCTTCCGGTGAAATTTCTTTCATGCTGTCAATGCTTGATTGTGCGTGAACACGTGCCGATTCCGTATAAAGCAATGATTTAATTGCTGCGGTCTTTTGTCGTGCTGTTCCTTCGAATTTATTTAAGTGCTTGCGCATATCTTTAACGTATTCATTTGGATGTCGACCTCTAATAACTACATTAGCAATTATTTCTTCTACTTCTTGTTTCATTGCTTCGGTATTAGTCCATAATCGCTCTGACCAAACGACACCATGAAATTGTGTATCAACGATTGTATCTATAACTTCTTTAGCTACTTGTACACCTTCACCTAAAATACCCGCTTGATCACTGAACACACGATAAGCTGTTGATTCGAAATATTCCCTCATCGATAATTCTGTTTGAGCTGTTGCATAAGCAATTAAGAATTCTATTTGAATCTTTAACATCTGTTCTCTAGATACATACATTTTCGTGTTATACTTCTTTAATTCTTCATTTGCTCTATCGCTAAAGTCCTTGTTTTCGACCAATCTTTTTGCTTCTTCTTGAAACGCTTTTACGTCGAACTCATCAATAATCTTTTGTGCTTCTTGTAATGTAACGCCTGCAAAATCTCCGTACTTGACAATAAACGCATTGATCTCTTTTTCAATGCGCTTAATCATCATATTCAATATACGTTCTATTTCTTCAGCTTTAGTTTTATCACGCTTCAACTCATTCTCGATTGCTTTGCGTCCGCGTTCTTCCCAATATTCTTGAGTGTTTTTGTTAGGCAATTACAATCATTCCTTTTTATCAACAGTATCTTTTGTATCATCATCTTGTTCGTCATCATTGATGTCTCTAGGGTCTTTATAAATACCTTTTTGAGCTTTTTTGATAGATTCTTTCTCATCTTCTTCTATTTTCTTAACTTCTAATTCAGGGTCTTGGAAGAACGAGAATAGAGACATTAAAGTTGTTTGACTAATCTTCCCGCCAGAATCAATATAAGCTTTTAATTCTTCGATTAATGATTTAGGTAAGTTTCTGTTGTATACGTATCTAACAGTATTGAAATCTTTGTTAGCGTCAATCGACCGTGTATTTTTAAGTATTGTCTCTAACAACTTAGCACGACGTCTTAACCCTTTAGTGAACAATCCTTCTTTAGTTTTAGTACGTTGTTCTAATCCGAATAATTTATATTTCATTGCCTCGCCCGATTGAGTGCCACTAAAGTTATCATCTTTCATGTTAGGCGTGTTGGTAAACATGTGTATATCACTGTTCAAACGGTCTTTATAAGCTTCGGTACCTTGTACATCGTACTGCTTATAAATATAACCACCGTCAACTGAACCTTCTGTTTCTCTACCTTCGCTATCAGCATAAACAGTCGGTTCTAAAAACAACACGTTAGCTTCCTTTTGTTTTCTAACTTCTACAGGATCTAAATTTAAATTACCTTTAATAAGTAACATAGCGTCATTTAAATCACTCATATAGTTAGCAGTATCTGATTCAGCATTATCATACAAATCAATTAAAGTGATTACTTTCTCGTAATCCCCTTTTCTTCTTTCGTTATTGCTAAATTCTGTAATAGGCATACGTTCAAATGAGTGAGATTCAAAACTGTTTTCACGTGGTGTGAGCTTCAATCCACTTGTTCTACTGGTAAGATATCTATAAACACCGTGAGAAGTAAATAAATCAACTGTAAACACTTCATCTTCGTCAGTCTTGTCTATTGGTTTAGTTCTTAAATATCTAACGCCTGCGATACTATTACGTTCAATTGTATTGTCGTATATGACAAAAGTGCTCATCGCATCACTCTTGTATAAACGAGTTTCATCATCTTGATTTCTAATCATCAACTCATAAGCTTTGCCATAAATTGACAAATCTAATCCTAAAGATCTATTGTGTGACTCAACATCATTTAAATCATTGAACGCCTCAATAGCTTCTAATACATCTTTGTCATCATCTTGGTATTGAATTGGATTACCTAAGAAGTAACCATTAATGAAATCACTGATATAAGATGCGTAATCATGGGCAACACGGTTGTCTGACATATACTCTTCTTTGCGTCGTGTTAACTCAACTAAGTTCTTAGTTTTACCTTCGTAATAATCACTTAACACTTTCAATCTAGGTCGTTGGTAATCCATGTGATGTTCAATGTATTTACTTACTTCATTAACGTTTTGTAATAAATCGGATTCCGTCCCGTCATATGTGTAAACAACATTGGCTTCATCATTAAATAAGTAATTTATGTTTCCCCGTAGATCTGTATCTGTTTCAAATTCGTTTACTTTTAACATTTGTTCCCTCCTATAATCCTAGAGATTTTATTGTGTCAACTTTCGAACTGACATTTGTGCGTTTTCTAACCGGTCTGTAGAATCGTTCCACTGAATAACGCAACGAATCGATACAATGATTGTATGTATCTACTGGTTCATTGGTATATTCACCTGTATCTTTGTCCTTTTGCCATGTGTAGTTGTCAAACTCTTCAATAGTCTTGAAACAACGTTCATCAACAATGATTTCAAATTGCATTAAGAATTGTAACCCTTGTACAACCGAGCCCTTCCCTTTTTTGGTTGGTAAAATCCTTTTAAGCCCTAGATTCCTTAATTCAGCTATACTTTTTTGTTCTGCACTATCTGCTGTAATTTCTTCTTTAGCATAACCAAGTTGCTTTATGACATTAGCTATTTCATCATTCAGCATACCTTGTTTAACATACTCTTCAATGATGTATAACTTCTTTTTCTTTACATCTATTTTAGAATGTATAAAAGCACTAGGATCATTAACGTAGCCAAAGTCCAATCCAAAATAAGAAGGTAAATGTCTTAACTCATCTTTATTTATTAAACGTTTTTCATACTTAGGGAAAACCAATTTGTCTAGTGTAGCAAATTCACCTAACGCATAAATTTTGTAATATGCTGGATTACGATTTGCTAACAACTCTAAGTTTTGTCGTGTCATTTCATCAAGAAACTTATTATCTCGATAACTAGATTGTCTAATCATGACATTTTCCATTGGTTCACCATGTTCAAAGAAATACTTATAAACCCAATTCAGTTTAGATACTGGGTTAAACATCAAAAATATTTGCTTATTCACGTGTTTACGCTCCCTCAAACGCAACGTTAATTGCGTGTAATCATTTAGTGTGAATTCAGACGCTTCTTCCATGACTATGTCTGATATGCCTTTTATCGACTTTATTTTCTCTGGGTTATCTAATCCTTTAAACAAAAAAACTGCGCCGTTTGGCAATTCAACTTTGTTATCAGTCTTATTCCAAAGGCACATGTCCCAAATACCGAAGTTTATCAAACAATCTTTGACATCTTCGAATAAACTATCTTTAATTGTTGATTGGACTTTTCTAAGCCATAGTATACGCCTAGGATATTTCCAGTCTTGCAATGCTTTAAGTACAACTTTTTGTATAACGCCGTGAGACTTACCGCTCGAACCTCCACCGTAATGTACTTCAGTGAAGTTATCGTAATTGGTTAGTATTTCGAATATGTTTCTATTGAAAACATTAGATGGTTTGTTAAAGTTTAATTTAACTTTCGTCATCGTACTCACCAATATTAATCTCAATATTCTTCTGAGTAATTTCTTTTTTATCGATATACGCACCATGTACTTTTAGTATGTGGTCAATAGATCTCTGACGCTCTTCAAAAGTTGGTGTGATTGTGTAAGTAACCTCTTTTTCCACTTCATCGTTTAAATGGTCATATTTCTTACTGTAAGCCTCTTGAGGTTCTCCTCTAGCAATAGAAGCAGATAACGCTAAAGCTTCTGTAATACTCATTAAACGCTCTTCTTGTATCTGTTCTAATCGTTCTTTAATATATTCCGAAACATTAACATTTCTTAACAATCGACTTGCTAAAGACTCTGCTGTTTTCTTACTATAACCTGCTGAAATTGCTGCTTTTTTACCATTACATCCATTCATTATATATTCATCTGCGAATCTCTTTTGTTTTTCGTTCATTTCATTTACCACCAACTCTCGCGCTATACGCTTTTTAAAATTAAAAAAGGGATTGGCTATAATCAGCCAACCCACATAGATCCTTTATTCCTAATTGCGATAAGGGAAACGCAGTACGATAGTCAATATCCTACACTATCATAATATCTCATTTAAGGTATCAAAAACTGCCACTTTACTGCCAATTTCACTCTTCCCCTAACTCTTCCGCCAATCTAGATATGATTTTCCTTTTGATTCTATGAGCAGTTCTATCAGAAATGTGTATGTCATCACAAACTTTCACTAATTCCTTTTTATTAAAATAATACTCTTGAATGAACTCGCGTTCTTTCCTACTTGATGTGTTGATTATACGTTCAATCGCACTCTTAAACTCAAGAATTTTACCTCTTCGTATACTACAAAGATAATTAGTTACTGCCATTTCTGTTTTTGATGTATTAGACGGTACAAACTCCCCGCCTATATTTGTATCTGTTGGAATCCACGGTGTCATTATTTCACTTCTTAAATCTTCAAGTTGTTTATGATAATTAGGATAATCGCACAACTCATCTTCTAACTTTCGAACTGTTGATAATTTTAACCCATATTTCTTTTTAGTCATGAATACCCTCCGTACAAATATGCTTAATCTTCAAAATGTCTCAACCTACTTCTTAATATCTCTATCTCTCGCTCTTTAACTTTCACATCGCCTTTTAACTGTTCAGCTTGTAACATCACGCCAAACAATAAGATGACTAGTAATATAATCGCTATGATTAACCACATCATCTACTCTGACACCTCCGCCCTCATCAAATCACACTGATCGCCCAACTTTGCGAAGTCACTCGGCGCCTCTACATCATCATTAGCCGTCATCATAATATATACTTTTTCAGTTACATACTTGCCCAGCTCATACATCGCTAGTAAGAATAATAGTCTTAATATTTGTTTAATCATCTTTTACCTACCTTCTTTGCTTCATATAAGACCGGATATAAATTTAAAAAGTGTATTCTATAGCCAATCGTTTTAACTTCTACTTTGTCGCCTACTTTTAACCTAGCTTGCATGTCTGCACTGTCAAACTTTCCTTTGAAGAATAAGTCAGAGTTTTCAATGACTTGCTTGTTGTCTAATACAATATAGAACTTGTCTTCTTTATCTTGTCTCTTGTTATATTTATCTGTAATAGTTCCTTGGTGCGTTTCTTTGTGTTGGTAACTAGCCACTGTATAGATAGGCAATGTGATAACAAGTAGCAATGCGGTTATACCGAATAATGACAGTATTCCGACAGTAAAGATATCGAACCAATCCATATTTTTAAGTTTTTTAATCATCATTATCATCTCCGGTATCAATCAAACTAGGCATCATTCTTAACATAGCCCTTAATTCATGTTCATTCATATTACCCATCGTAGGACTGTAAAATTCACTGTCTTTATCTTTAATATCTTTAATAAAATCATCTTCAATCTTAGCTTTTTCTTCAGGTGTTTTATTTTTATATTTTTTGATTATTTCAGTGTACTTTTTCGGGAATTTCATTTTAGGTATGTTAATCATCATCTGCCTCCTCGAATGGTTTCATTGTCTCAATGTTAATATCCACCATACCCTCGTTTGGTCCGACTTTTTCAACGTGAAAGATACCAATATTTGATTTGATATCGTTTAAGTTGGTCGCTCCATCAACTGGTTTGTTCCGTGCCTCATATTTCTCTTTCGCTTCTTCTTTACTCTCTGCCTCAACAACTGTAAACCTTTGACTACTCTTAACTTTAGTTATGTGCGTATGTTTACGTCCTGTTGAATCTTTGAATGTTGTGACTAAATATTGTGTCACTTCCCCAAAACCTCCTTGACTCGATCTAAGATGTCTTTACACGTAACCTTTTTCTGTGTCTGCTGTTCCATCTTGTCTTGCATGATTTCGCTCCATTTTCTTTTTATAAGCTGAGATGAGTTTGTCGATAGTGTAGTATTGGATTGCAATAGCGAATGGTAAGAATAAATTAATACTAAACCAACCGTTGTATAATTCGTCTATATCTGACATAAATTCATCAACTATATCACTGTCATTAAAATCAATTTCAACACTATCTATACAATCGGTAAAAATGCCATCTTCTACATAATCCAAAATTTCTTCCATATCGTCTGATTGTTGATTCGCAATACTCAATCCAAACGCCAACATGTCTGCTAACTCATCTAACTGCACATCTAATGGCTTACCTGGTTTCTTTTTCCAGTTTTTAAACGTTTCCAATGTATTAAACCATTCAAAGAATTCAACTACATATGCTATTTTGCTATCTCGTAAGTTCAGCGTCGGTATTCTATCGTCGAACTCCTTTTGTATTTGTAAAAGTTCTTTTAATTGATCTACTGTTAAATTATTCATTTATTCGTTATCTCCTATCGTTTTAATTCCTCAATAAATTTAAGCACTCTATCAATATCAATCTGTTCACTTTCTGACTTGCGTTTATTCAACCAATAATCTAACTCGTACCACCAGTCGTCGTTTAAATACTTTTCTTCTAGCAATGCATCACGTTGGTCGATGATTTCAAGCATTTACTCGTCCTCCAAAAATTCAAAATATCTTTCAATCTCATGCTCGTTAGCAAAGTAATATCTAGGCGTCTTATGAGATTTAGGATTAATCCAAATAATGTAAATAGGTATCCTTTGAAATGATAAAAATCCAGTTAATAACACTTCTTCATTAAAAATTTCAAAGAAACCTAATTCTTTTTGAACCTCTTTCACATTATCTTTTGTTACGTATACCGACTTTAAGTTTTTATTTTTGATAACTGGGTGCGGCACCACATTTTTTAATCGTTTCCATTCCACTCACTCGTCCCCCTTAATTAGATAAATTGGTTTAGTAATAAAATCTATAATGCTAATAACTGAATCATCGGACAGTTTATAATGTGTATCTCTAATATCTCCGACCAATTGCACAATCTCTAGACTTTCGTTTGTTTCATGGTTATATACTTTATCTCCTACACTAATACTCATTTTCCTGTGCCTCCTCTACATTAATTTCATACTCATCACAATCAAATGGCGCTTCCAATCTCGCAATAACATCCGCCTCAAATTCTGCTTCTTCTAAACTTTCAGCCTCGATAGTCTCTTCAATCATGCCGGTATATGTGATTTGAACATTAAATTTCTTCATTTTCCTGCTCCTCCTCATATTTATAGACCACTTGCCCCGTCATAATCCCTACTGCTTCATCAAGACCAATATCTTCTTTGAGTGCATCTTGCATAGCATTAGGTAAACCTTCAAGTATTTCATCAAACGCTCGCGCTTTCTTATATACGTCCTCAATCTCTTTTAGTAATCCCTCTGTATCATTACCGTTATACGCACTAGCACTGATAACGGATTGTTCAATTTGTTCGCGATTATTCATCATTTCCATCTCCTCTAAAATAAAGTTAGTTGCTTCTGCTCCTCGTATTCCAAACCATGTTGCTTTATATATGTTTCAAGCTCTTCGGTTGTATCAAACGTCTTCTTCACGCCTTGCCAACCTGGCACGATATGCCCATGAAAGTAATAAGTACCGTTTACTACATGAGTATGAGCCACTCGCTCGTTATCCTGATAAAGATATCTCTTAGAGCCGAAAAATTGGTTTAAGTATTCTTTGCATGCGTTATCGGTTTTAGGCATTTATGCTTCCTGCCATTTCTTAAACATTTGGTTATAAGTAATATCGAACCAGTACGGATCACGTGAATGTTTCTGTGGTACATTAAACAAATGTGGCTTCTTTCTTCTTAGCTCAGCCTCTTTACGTCGTTGTCTAGCCATTTCACGCTCTCGATCCAAAGCTTTTGTTATTTGTATTTCTCTATAGTCGTTTAGCTTCATGCCGAAAGGTGCATCAATTGCTTCTGACAACTCCCAACCCTTCGCAACTCTGTTTCTAACTATTTCGGGCGTGAGTCCTTTCTTTTTCATCTGCTCATTTTCATATTCAGTGTATTTAGAAGGGGGTTTTTCTTGTGGTGGCGCAATAAGCGCATCGCCCGTTAACCCTTTTGCTATCCTGTAATTAAGTAGTCCTTTGCTTAGGTTGTACTTTTTAACCATTTCGCTAACAGTCATCAATTTGCCGTCAACCTTTACTTTCTTAGGCTTTACTACATTTTGTATTAAGTCTTTCCCCCTCGCCCCTCTGTCGTACCTAGTAATTAGTGTCGATACTTTGATGTCGTATTTATCAGATGCATCAATAAGCATCATCATCTTACCGTCTATTCTCACTTTCGTTTTTATGCCCGCCATTTATTCCACCTCTACATTTACATTTCTAATTTTTAAATTGTCATACTCTAGTATTTCGTTAGGATTGTTATATAAGTAATCTGCCAGCGTTTCTTTTTCTTTATCCACATCACCAAAATGCTTATATTCAACTTCTGTAGGTATTCTTATATCAATCGTTGCGTTTATATATGCTTGTTGTTGCATTAGATCACTTCATTTCTCTTTTGCGTTCTCGTCTTGCTTTAATTAATTCCTCGTAAGTAATCCATGTTTTGCCTGTGTACTTAGGTGCTTTACATATCCAATTGAGTTTTATGTTTCTGTATTTATGTCTGAAAATCTTAGCTTTAAGTTTTGCTACTTCGGTTGGCATACCTTTAATGTCGATAACTTCAATCAGTTTGTCATCGAGATATAACGCGAAGTCTGCAATATATTCAATCTTTCGTTGTTTATCTAGTTTTGGTAATAATTCGAATTTCGGTTGTATTTCGATATGATCATAGTTAGTGCCATTCATATTACTTTCTAAATATTGGTAATATTCGCACTCTACTTTGCTATCAAATACAATTCCTTTGTACTCAACTTTCTTAGCGTTGTATTTACTCACTGTGCCACCTCTAAATATCAAATATCGTTGCTTGTAATCCTAGCTCTTGCTCATACAGAAGCCCATGAGCGCCTTTGAATCGTTTTAGGTCACTATCAGTCATAATTTTCTTTTCGTCGCTGAAATGGGCTCCTGTGAGCGAATAAACTTCATTTACGTTGTCTTCATGTTTGATAACCTTAATATCTTCTGTGCCATCTTCTCGGTATAAGTAATATTTTTCTTTCGGCATTTTTAACACTCCTTAATATTCGACGATAGCGGGGCGTGTGTGACGTTCTGCAAGTTTTTGGACAAATAGGTCATATAACTTATTTTCGTCGCCCTGCGCCTCGTCTATGAGTTTCTGAGCGTACATATCTGAACACTCAAGTTTAGTTTTTAAAAATTCTTTGGTTACCATGCATCTCGCTCCCTGAAATCGTCTCCGATTACTCTTACTTTTCTTGCATTGTGTTTCATTCTTGAATTGATACGTTGCCAGTTCATATTTTGATTTAGTTCTTTATCACTAAAGTTAGTTGTAAAGATGTTGTTTTTACCTACTCTGTTATCAACAATGCTGAAAAGTTTGTTTAAAGTATGTTCTGTGTTCTCTACACCCATATCATCTAGTACAAGTAAATCAATATCGCTTAACAATCTGACTAACTCGTCTGTAGTCTCTACTGCATTTTTGTTGTATGTCGCTTTGATACGATCCATCAACATTGGTATGTGCATAAAAGCAACCGTATGCCCTTTAGCTTTGACTGCTTTTGCGATAGCATATGCTAGGTGGCTTTTACCTGTTCCGTATGAACCTTGCAATATTAATGATTTCGGTTCTTTTGTAGAGAAACCCTGTACATACTCTATTGCTGTTTGTTTAGCTTGTACTTGTTTTTCATTTTGTGGTTTATAGTTGTTTACTGTTGCATTTCTTAAAGCCGGATTAACATTTGATTGATTAAAAATATAATCAAGTTTCTTTTGTTTATTCCTTTTGTATTCTTCATAAGCCAATCTTTGAATTTCACATTCGCAACCATCTTTGTATTCATATCCATTTTCAAACTTATATAAGTCATATTGATGCCCACATTTATCACAATTCTGTCTTAGTATTACTTCGATTGGTTGATATTTTTTTAAACTCTCGTTTATTTTTTCGTTGAATAACGGTTTCATAACGTCCTCCTAATCCCAATAACTTTCGTCGTACTTCATACGTTCCAATTGATCTATGCCAGTTTCTTTAATCTCTCCGCTATAATCATTCATATAGCTTTCGTTAGTTAAGAACGTTTTAGGGTACTTTTGATATTGTTTGTCTGTAATAGTTTTTAAATACTCTCGAGTACCTTGCATGATTTGCTCAAAAGAATGTTTCTTTAAGCATGATTTGAATTTAGTAAAAGACATCTTCTTATCTTTCTTCTTGTCGTAAAGTTTCCACCATTCCTCAAATTGCTCATGCGTAACGTCAGTTGCGCTATTATTTGAACTTAAGTTCTTATCTATATCTTTTTCTTTATCTCTTTCTAATTCTTTATCTAATTCTTTATCTTCTTCTGTTGCGTGACTGTCACGTGACGTCACGTGACCATTTAGCAATTTTCTGTTGTTTTCTCGTTGCTTTTGTTTCCTCAACCTGTTCTGCGCCCTGATTTTCTCGAGTCCTTCAATGTTTTGGTGCTTTTCCCAATTTGTCACTTTTATGACACCATTAACTTTTTCAATCATGCCCAATGTCTCAAAAGTTTGTATTGCTAACCTTATTGAGTTGATAGGTCGACTAAACTCATTTGCTAACATTTCTTCGTTATAAGGCAAGTTTTCGGATAACATAATATAACCTTGTTCGTTGTACTTTCCTGATAAAGTTAGCAACTTAACCCAAATAGTTATGATCGTATCTCTTTCGGGTAAAGCTTCGATATATTTGATTTTGCTGTCATCAAACATGCCAACTTTAAGTTTTATCCACGATACTTCTCCCATTGTCTTCTCCTTTCAGCGCTTTTATTTTGTCCGGTATTTCCCAGTTAGATATGAATTCTTTAAGTTCATCTGTCATAGGTACGTCATTAAGGATTACGTCTGAACCATGTAAATAAAAATTAATTTTATTAAACATGAGAGCAGTCTCATAAATATTTTTTGACCATCCAATATGATATGTCTTTCTTTTATAAGTTATTTGCGCTACATAACCACTTTGAGTTAAATAGACTCCTTTGAACTTACTTTTTCCTCTTCTACGACGTTTTTGGTCTTTGTAAGTTTTGTATTCATATTCAAATATAGAGTCATTTTGATTTTTATGATTCTTATAACCTTGTCCGTCCCAATATTTATCTACTGCGCTGTTGTATGCTTTAGCTGCCTCCCATTCATTAACAAAACTACCTAAATATTTAGATTTGCTATCAATTTTTATTACAGCAGACCATTTTTTTGTTTTTCGATTTAAATAAACACCTTTATAGATACTCGAAGTATTTCTTGTAGGCCTTGCCCATCGTTGTTGATAACCAATTGAAGTGATGTTGTTTTTGGTAAAATCATTATTTTTTATTTTTTGAAAACCATTTTCTAATACAAATCCACTTAAGCTAACGTTGAGTGTCTTTGTGTGAATTCTTCTAACGTTATCTACATAAGATTTTGTCCAAATATATTGATTAACTCTCTCATAATCTTCATCATCAACAAAAATTTCTTCTCCATCTTGTAAAAATATCGATTTAACCATTATTCTCCTCCTTTCAGCATTTTGTTGAGCCTCTCATCAACTTTTATCCACGAGTCATGCAAGTGATATTTATCATCAAACGACTTAACGCCAATCGCATGTTGCTCGTTGTGATGTTCGCGGCATAACGCTAATACATGTTTGTCGTAGTGATTCATCTTGTTTCTGTTCATACCTCTGCCGACTGCTTCGTAATGTGCTAGGTCAGCGTGAGGCTTTCCGCATATTACACAGTTGCGGTTGATTGTAGCCCAATATAATAGTGCTTTATCTTTGCTTAACAACTTGCTTGTTTCTATGCTCATAGGTATTTGATGATGAAACATAAACGCTATAATCAGTTCTATTAACTCCCTTGCAACTTTCATAGAACAGTCGCGCAGACTGATTTCTTCATAACCTTTCATAATTTCCAATTCTGTTTGTAATAATTTTCTAGTTGATTCTACTGGTTCGCCCCAGTGAAGTTCTATATCTCTACACATTGCGAATATTTTTTTGCGTTGTTCTATAGATAGTTTTTTATTGTCCGGAACCTCTACTTCTGCTTTTAGTGGATATCCGTTTTCTAGTAAGTCAATGTGACTTTGTTCAAGTTCAACACCAGTAGCAACGACGGAATAAGTGCCGTCATTGTCTTTCTGGTATCTTGTAATGTATTGCATTTAAACCACACCTTAAAATGCTAAATCTTGGTCGTCATATCCAAATGAGCCACTGCTTTCAAATGGATTGCTTTGTTGAGACATTGATGTTTGTTGTTGTGCCCCGTTATTTTCTTCAGCTTTTTGCTTATCTGTCTTCGGAATAGGTTTGTTAACAACATCATCACCCTTTTTGTAAGGTTTAATAAATGAAAAATCCGTAAAATACTTACCTTCATCTTTATTGAATTTCCATTTCAATACCAAGTGACAAAACTTACCAATAAGATCATTGGTATCAAAATCTAAGCTAGGAAGATTTAACTTAATACCTAATCGAGTAACTAATTCAATCAATTGTTTTTCTTGGAAATCATATTTATACGGCGGTACAAATTGATTATGTTTATATTGTTTGCCTTCATCATTTTCAAATACGATTGTGAAATATCTATTTTCTCTATCATTGAATTCAATATTTTTAACTTTCACTGTGAATTCTCCAGCTTGAAACCCTGCTGAGCCGTTATAAAACTTTTCTTGATTTGTTTCTTTAGTAAATTGCGCTTGTCCTGTGATTTTCATAATTAAATACCGTCCTTTTAATTAATTTTTAGTTTCCATTTCTAATTGCTTCTACTACGTCCGTAATGCTAGGATTTGCAAATTTCTTATTGTTAATTGTTATTGAAGGTGAATGTCTAATCTTTGTTTCAAACGTATTAGAAGGTTCAGCGTTTAGAATATATCTAGCTTTCTTTTCTCCGTTATCATCAAATTCTTCAATCATTGCCCTAGCTAACACATCACTTTGAGAAGTAATAGCTTTTTTAATTTGTTCTTGCGCTTCAATAGTGATAGTAGGGTTGATAGTGCTACCTTCATCATCTTTATCTTTGTTGATACCTTCATGACCTGTAATAACAAAGTGGAATTTGTATTCTTCTTGAAGTTTTCCTATTAATCTGTACATACTGACAATTCGTTCAGCAACTTCTCCCCAATCATTAAACGTTGGTTTTTTAGACTTATTTTTCATCACATCATTCAATGTCATATCTCTAAGTTTTTGAATAGTTTCAATAACTACAACATTGATTTCTTGTCCGTTTTCTCTCATCTCCTGTAAAATTTGAGGTAAAAAATTTACAACATAAACAAAGTGTTGATAGTTCTCGATTTCTACGTCTGATCCTTCGTCAGTAACCGTTGTTCCACCTTCGTTAATGTCAATGACGAAAGCGTCTTTATCTCTTGTAGCAAACGTGGTTTTTCCTGAGCCAATTTTTCCGTATACTGCAAATTTATAGAATTTCCTTTTATTTTTCTCAGCGATATTATTTATCTTTAGTTTTTTGAGTATGCTTACTTTTTCTTGTGGTTCTTGTTTTTCCTCAGTCATGTTCTACCTCCTCATACTCAATTGTTTCTGTCACTGTTTTCTTGATTGCTTTGTGCTTAGACATATCAATAACAGTTTTGTCTAGTCCGTCGAATTCTCTTGCGTCTCGCATATCAGTTGAATACTTCACTGTGTCGTTCACTTCGGTTGGTCGGTTTGTAATAAATAGATTTTCATCTTTATGCTTGATTAGATAAGTTACAGTCTGCTTCATAGCGACCTCCTACCATCTCATGACTAAGTTAATTAGTCTGTCCTGTTCGTCTGTGTTCTCTTCAATCCATTCATCTATTGCTTGGTTGAATAATTCTGATGCCATATCTAAGTCATTCTCATCTACGACATAAGCATGTTTAATTGGTACGTTGTTCATATCTTTAACTTGTATTGATATGCCCATATGACCTTTTAAAATGAATAGCTTAAAATCGAATCCGTTAACATGAATATTTTTGCGTATGATTTCGCCTATTTCGTAATACATCTTGACTTCCTCCGTTTTTCGTTTTATATTGAACACGAATTAATTTTGTTAATCGTTTGTCACTGTTACTTGTTGGCGCAAGTAGCAGTTTTTTTATTCTTCATAAAAGTATTCCTTATAAAATATGAATGTCGCTATGCTTGCGAATCCTGCAATTGACCATGCTGTAGTGAAGTATAGAAACGGCATAAGTACAATCGCTAAGACTGTGAAGCATAATACTGCTATTAAGTAGCTTTTATAAGTTTTACTCATTTGATAACTCCTCCTATAATTCGTATTCATTAATCATTAAATTGGTACCGATAAATTGAATAGCTTTGTCAATTTTTATATAACGCTTTTGTCCTCGACCAAATCTGTACATGCATTCTTTTTGAAACTCTTTGTTCGAGTAGACTTTTTTCTCTAGATCATCTTTTGAAATGCCACTTATTTTTACAAACGCATTTGCGTCTGCATATCCGATGTATTCCATATTCAACCCCTCCTATATTTCGTTTTCAAATTTCATTTCAATTTGCTTGATTCTGTATAAAGTAGCTTGTGACGGGAACCAATTAGCAATCATTTCGATTACATCGTCGAAATGCTTTTGTCTTACATTCGTTCTTGAGCTTGCGCCAGTCATCTTTTTCACTTCCGAATTAATATCCCTGAATAATTCGCTACGTTGTTTTTGATTTGTTATCGCATGTAGTCTTTGTATGTGAGCTACTCTTTGATTGATAGTTCTAGTTAAGAAATTGTAATCTCCCGCATCCAGTTTTTGATTTTCTTTCAAATCAATAACATCATCTTTCACGTTTTTAATTTCTTGTTTTGTTTCTTCTGTAGCTTCAAACATTAATCTCAATGCTTGCATTGGGTCGCTAGGTACTTGGTACGCACCTGTTTTTCTTAACGTTGGTAAAACTTCCGAAGTTACCCAGCGTTTGAACCGCTTCGCATTTTCTAATTTGCTAGAAAAGATTAAACTGTATAATCCTGATTCGTTGATGATCGTTACATTTCTGTTTTGACCTGCCGTCGCGATTTGCGACGTCAGCTTATCTTCTGCATCAACATGTTTTGACAAAGCATCTCGTCCGTTTGCATATCCTAAAATGTCAGCAACATCTTTCCCTATAAAATATGGTTCTCCATCAACTTCTAATGTCCTTACTGGTAATTCTTCAAAATTAAATGTTTGTAATTCTTGCATAATGTTTATGCTCCTTTCGTGTATAATGTTGTTATCAACCTAAGGAGGTGATAAGTATGAAACTTCTAGTTACTTTAAAGGATGGTTCAAAAAAACATGTTTCGGATTTAAAGAAAATTGTTTTTCCAGGATATGAAGGAATTGAAACTGTTACAAAAGAGGAAATCGAAACATTTTTTCTAGACCCTACTAAAACTTATGTGTTTGTTGGATCTCAAACTCTAAGTGTGGAGGCAGGGCAAATCCTTACCGTTGAATTTAGCTAACCTTTTTCAACAACTCTGCAACTGCTCGCAACAGTTCAGGGTTGTTGTTTCTTTCTAAACAGTAACTAGCATGCTTGAGTAATTTGAGTTTTAATTTATTTTTTTCTTTCGCAATTCTAAATTTTTGTAACATTTGTTGTTCCTCCTTTATTCGAAATCATCGATAGTTAATTCTGAAACTCTCTTTTCATAGATGTATAAATAATAGTTTTTGATTTCTCGATAAACTTTTGCTGCTAGGTTGTATTCACTTTCACTCAAGTCTGAATTAAGTGTCACTCCAAAAATTGATAATGTTAATTTTCTAATATGGTCATGAACATCTTGTACATAAGCTTTTTGATGAATTGATTCGAAGCCATGCTGATACTTTTTTAGCGGAATCGGATGATTGAGCTTCCTCAATCTTCCTAGCGACAAATCTTTTGCGAAATTGAGTTTTTTATTGATTTCTTCTAAATCGTCATTATTGATTCTTACTTTACTGAAAATTGCACCTGAGCTGATTGGTTTCTCGCCTTTTATAGCATTTCTAACTTCTTTCGCTATAATTTCTTTCAACTCTTCTTTGGTTAACGTGATTTGTTCCATTGTGTCCTCCTTTTAAGATGTTTGTTTTTGTTCTGTTGACATTTTGGAAACTCTATAAGTAAAAAAAATACCGCACTTATCTTGTGGCAATTCTAGTACTTCAATTACTTTTGCTAAATCGTCAACATTAATTCTAATATGCCCGTTTTCTTTTTTTGAATAAGTTCCTGGTGTCATTCCTAATTTTTTTGCCATATCAGAAATCGAAATGCCTTTAGCAATGCGTTCAGCTTTCATTCTTTTGACGTTGAACTCATACATTTGCTCACCTCCGTTTTTTGAAGTTAACTCAATACTAAACCTAAGTTTCCTAATTGTCAACAAAAATCTCGAAAAATATTTTTTATTCTTTTAAAATGCTAGTTGTTTCCTATATGGAAAAGTGTTATTATACTGTTATAAATAAAACGGAGGTAAATTTGAAATGAGAACTTCAGCGGAAATAGGTAAATTAATCAAACAACTACGAAAAGAGAATAATGTGAATTTAACTGATTTTGCAACTAAGATAGGTGTCAATAAATCTACCTTATCCCGATATGAAAACGGTAGCAGAAAAATACCTATGGAGGATATAGCTGAGATTGCCAATGCATTGAAAGTTACCCCAGAATATTTACTATTAAAAAATAGACAAACAGAAAACGAAGTACAACATCGTGCAGCTCATTTAGAAGGAGAATTAACTGATGACGAGTGGCAAAGAGTTTTAGATTATGCAGATTATATAAGAAGTAAACGTAAGTAAAGGATGTATCAGATGGGATTATATGAAGAAACTTTAATACAACATGATTATATTGAAATAAGAGAGGCTGATGTACTTCCAGATAATTTAGACGGGGTATGGTTAGGAGATTTAATTTTAATAAAGCGTGGTTTATCAGATAGAGAAAAAGCAGGAATTCTCTTCGAAGAATTAGCGCATAATAAACTTACATACGGTGATATAGCCGATTACTCGAATTTCAACAATCGCAAGTTCGAAAATTACGCAAGACGACACGGCTTTATCTCAGCTGTACCGCTACGCGAAATTGTAGAAGCTTATAATTATGGCGTACGCAACTTGTATGAGTTGTCTGAGTATCTACAATTAAGCGAAGAATACATATTAGAAGCAATAGAACAATACAAAAAGATATATGGTATTGGAACTCACTATGGCGAGTATTCTATTACATTTGAGCCATTGAGAGTTTTTAAATATAAGGAAATATAAACAAAGGAGAAATGAAAAATGAAAAGATTATTAGGTTTATTATTAGCAAGTACGTTGGTGTTAGGCGCATGTGGTAGTGATGGAAACAAAAAAGAAAGTAATGACTCAAAAACTTCTGTAGATGAAAATAAAGCGCAATTTAAAAACGACACATTAGTTTTAGATCAAGCAGTTTTAAAAATTAAAGATGTATTTTTAATTAGTGATAAGGATAACAAAAAGAGTAAAAAGAAGCTTATCGCATTTAAATATGAGGTTAAAAGTAAAGTTGATGACGACAAAATAACTTCAACTAATGTTTGGATTGCATCTATGAGTGCTACTCAAGATAGTAAAGATACCGTTAATAAATTAGAAATGGATATTACGCCAAACACTGGCAAACTTGGAGAATGGAACAAACATAGTTTCGATAAAATTAAAAAAGGCGGAACCGCTAAAGGTCTTGTAACTTACCAACTCCAAAATGACAATGAAGTTACTTTGCACGCTACAAAAGGTAGTGAAGACAAAAAATTAGGTACTAAAAAAATTGATATCAGTAAATTAAAAACAGTAGATTATTCAGTTATGGAAGATTTCGACAATCCTACTACTAAAGAAGAATCACAAGATGATAGTGATAAAGTTTCGAGTGCCGAAGAACAAAGTGATGAAAATAAGCAAAGTGCTTCTAATTCAAATAAAAATCAAACACAAAATAATCCCACTTCTAATAAAAACAACAATGCGCCAGTAAAAGATGAGTTTTCAAGCGACACATCTTATAACGCTTATCAAGAAGCTAAAAGAGCAACAGAAGAAAACAAACGTCAGAATGGTGGACATACTGCCGGCATAGGTGGTTCATGGGCAGTACAAGACGGACAAGACTATAATTCATGGAAGAAAGCACAAAATGATTTTGACAATTTCAAACGTCAAAATAGTGAAGTGATTCAACAATAAAATTTCGGGTAGTCTCGCCTACCCTTATTATTTTTTGCCAATTTTGAGGAGGAAAAGTAAAATGGCGTCATTTACAATTACAAAAAGGAAGAATAAAGCAACAGCATCTTGGCAGTACGACGTAAAACATCCGTCTTTCAAATCAGGAAAGAAAAGAAAGTCAGGATTCAAAACTAAAGCTGAGGCAACCAACGCTGCTCAACAACTGCTTAGAGATTTGGATGATGGAAACAATTTAGATGAAAATAAAAAGTTTGAAGAATATTACAATGATTGGTTAGATTCAAAAAATAAGAAACATGTCGCTTCACAACAATTCTATTGGTATCAACGTTCATTAAAATTATTTAACGAATATTTCGGGAGTGATTTTTTAATAAAAAACATCAAACGTTCGGAGTATCAAAAGTTTTTGAACGAATTCGGTCGAGGTCGTACTAATGAAACGGTTCGTAAATTAAACAGTTGTTTATCACAATGCTTCAGAGATGCAGTATATGAGGGCTATTTAAAGAAAGACCCTAGCTATCAAATAGATATTCGTGGTACAAAAAAATCAAAAGACGAACACTCTAAATTCATCACCATAGAACAATACTTGCAATTGATAGAATACTTTAAATCTAGAGACGAATCGAGTTATATTTTTTTATTCATCCTAGCTATCACTGGTGCAAGATACAGCGATGTAATTAATATGTTGCCTATCGATCTAAACGAAAAAGAGGGTACAATACATCTTCGTGGAACAAAAACAGTTAACGCGGACAGACTTGTGGAGGTACCAAAAAAGGATATACAACATATTAAAGCTAAATTATCAAAATTACCAAAACGTACAGATAATAAGTTGTTTAAATTGAGTCATAATGCCGTTAAAAAGTCATTTAACCATGCTAAGAGTCAAATAGGACTAAATGATACTAAAATAACACCTTATTCATTAAGACACACGCATACATCTTTCCTACTTTCTAAAGGTATACCTATTGAATATATTAGCAAAAGATTAGGCCATTATAATATATCTATAACTTTAGACACCTACTCTCACTTACTTGATGAACATAAAAAAGAGCAAGGTCAACGTGTCAGAAAATTATTTTCTTGA